ACCAGAGAGTATTGTTCGTATTCAAACAGCACTTGGGGCTAAAGGACTAGACATACCAGTAAAGACAGTAGAGGTGGCTCCATAATGTTTACAGGTATCGTACTTTATCGCAAAAGCAATGGTAACGAAATAATCTACTCAGGAATGCGCGAAGATGAACTTATGGGTTATGTACGAACCAAGCAAGGCGTAACATTTGCAGAGCAGACAATAGGTTCTATTTTAGCAAGAGGTTACTGGCAAGTAGTTGCAGAAGATGTGACCAAGCACGGCACTCACGACCAAAGTTCACATAACCCACACAAGGGAGGACGCGGGGCTTTAGCGGGTGGAACGAGATATGAGCCTGAAGAAATATTAGATGTTTATGCTGGGGCAGAGTTTGAGTTATCAACTGAAGAAAATGCAGCCGTCCAAGATTATGTAGCACAAGGACACAGGCTAAATAGCGGACTTCGCAAACCTACTTCAGAATATGGTGAAAAGATATATTTCACAGACGAAAAGACAATTGCAGAAACTGCCTCACAGTTAGATAGTGCTATCGCATCTGCGCCACCTATGGAAGATATGGCGGTTTGGCGAGTTGCAAATGTGCGCTCTGTTGACGGACTGAAGGTGGGAGATGTGGTGCGCGATAGAGGTTATGCGTCTACTACTGTTGCAGACTTGACCGACCCTAAAAACGGAATAAAATTATTGCAACTAAATAGCGTAAGTTCAGGAAGAAAAGCACTCGTAGAAATAAATACTGGAAAAGAAGGCAAAGGTTTATTTATCCCTGCAATCGGGGTAGGTCCAACGGTAGACTTTGAGGTTGAGTTTCTACTTCCACGCGAGTCGCTTATGGAGTATTTGGGAGTGAGGCAAATGCCTCTAAGCAGTGGTTCGTCAATGGCGATACATCAATTCAAGGTGGTGAACGGGTGAGTGATTTACGCAGGTTTGTAGTTGAAGAAGGCGACTGGGAGATAGTGTTGCGCCCTAACGGGGGTTATGATACACTAGTTGATAACAGGCTACAAAAGCATGGAACGCACGACCAGTCTAGTCATAATCCACACAAGGGAGGCAGAGGTAGCGCAAGTGCGGGTTTGGAATATCCAACATCAAAATCAAATCCAGAACTGGTGGCTCCGTTGAAGGATTATGTCGTTCAATATCCCAATGGTTTTGGACACAGAATAGTAAACAGAACTTTGCGTGATAGGGCAAATGGAATCCCCGACAACATGTATCCCGAAGGTACGGAGCAACTTAATGATGCAGTAGGGTCTTTGGATAGGCTTGTTGAATTATCTCCAGCCTTACCCGAAGCCACCCTAACTTACAGAGGTATCGGTGATGCATTTGCTAAGGATTTAAACACAAAAGGGGTTGGCACAACATTTACCGACAACGGCTTTACCTCGGTTTCACTCGATAGAAATATTGCAGGCGGTTTTCCCTCTGTACCCTCTGGCAATATAATGGAAGTTGTTTTACCTGCAGGAACTAAAGCAATTAATCCATCTAAGTTTTTTACATCAGGTAAAGTTGGAGATACTGAATTAACACGAGAGAAGGAACTTATTTTAGGCAGAGGAACTAATTTTGAGATATTGAGCATAGAGGACAGCCCTTTTGGGGTTGGCAATTTATTCAAGGTTGGGATAAAAAATTGAGCAAATTTATGTATCAAGATATTTCAGAGGTTGTGTTTATTGAAACAGATATAAAGAAACACGGCACTCACGACCAATCCAGTCATAACCCTCATAAAGGTAGTAGGGGTGGCATCAAAGCCTATGACCCAATGAACGGGTACAAAGCGGGGAAGTGGACTAAAGTTACCGACCCTGCTGAGGCAGAAAGACTTTATGTAGCACAATCTGAGTATGCCTATCAACAGCGCGAAGGCAAAGTATTAGAAGGCGTAGACCGCACATTATACGAAGCAGCGCTATCTAATCCCAATGTAACAGCAGTTCGCAGACAAGAGTTAAAAGGAGCAGAGGTTTGGCAAAACGGCTCTACCTTGCTGATTGCAAAGCGCAACGATGGTAGTAGTAGCCTCTCCGACCCGAGAGGTATCGTAACTGATGCAGAAATACAAGGTTTGCTTTCAGAGACAGATAGAATGCAAAGAGATTACCCAGTAGCGGGACTACGTCTCCACATAGATAACGCAGCATTTGATGGTTTGGAGAAAGCCGAGGGAGTCGCTGCATTTGCCTATCGCGGCGGTGCTTCGAACCAAAGCGAGCCTCACATATTTTTTAGAACTAGAACTATGCGGGGTGTAGATAGAGGAATGTTTGATATGTCTTCTTACTTTAAGCCCAAAGGAGAACAACTAAGTAACCGCCGCGTAACTCTGACTCATGAGTGGGGTCATCTAATTGACTCCAAAGAGGGTATGCCATTCGAGTTGAGAGATTTGCGCATACAAGGAGTTATTGACCGCGTAGGAGGAAGTAAGTTTAGAATGCAATCACAATATGGAAGTACAGATGTAGGAGAACACTTTGCAGAGTCTTTTGCCTCCTTTGTAATACACAAACAGAAAGGCTGGAAGATGGAGAATCCACTAACCCTAGAAATGGCTAAGGAGTTCAAATGGTAGAAGAACCGATAATGCTGAATACACCTTGTACCAAGTTTGACTTTTCGAAGATAGAGGACGACTACCTAATTACCTTTGCCATCGCTCAAATGGAAGGCGCAGCAGAAGAAGCCCAAAAGCGTGGTCTTGGATACTTACTTCCAAAGGTAGCAAGGTAAGATAGTTATATGCCATACAAGATTTCAACAGAAGCCGAGGGTTGCTCAGGCTATGCCATAGTTGACGATAGCGGCAAGGTCGTGGGTTGTCATAGTGAACGCTCAAAAGCCCTGCGTCATCAGCGAGCCTTGTATGCCAATGTTCCTGATGCAGTAACTAAAAGCACCACAGAGGAACTAGAGCAGTTGCATACCTCTTTGCACGAAAGATTTAGCGAGCCAGAAACAGATGAGGCAGCCCTTCTAGTCCATCACATGATTACTGGTGAGTTATTAGAACGCGGAGAAGCGGTAGCAGAGTTAAAGGAGTGGGCAAATACCTCCTTTGTTCACCCAGTTCAAGAGTTTGTAGACGGAGTTGATTTAGAAGAACTCGGATTAGCAGATGATGAAATAGTTTCTAAATGGGTAGATGCTTGGGAAGCAAACGAGATAGATGTGTTCTCTTTGTGCTTTGGCAAAACCATTAAAGGCGACAGATTATTAGTCAAGGTTGCAGATTCAGAGAACGCCTCTTTAATCAAGTCCGTAGTTAAAGTTGCAGAGGAAGATACTTTTATACCACCAGAGGGTGTAGCCCGTGAAGCAAAGATGGCTCTGGAGTGGATTAGAGAAGGACAAGCAGGTTCAGGATTTACCGATGTAGGACGCGCTCGCGCTGCTCAATTAGCAGCCCGCCGCCCAGTATCACTTCGGACTATAAAGCGTATGGCATCTTTCTTCTCTCGCCATCAAGTAGATAGAAAAGCAGAAGGATTTGCCAGAGGTGAAAAGAACTATCCATCTGGGGGACGCGTAGCACATAATGCTTGGGGTGGTTTTACAGGCGAGGCTTGGGCTAAAAAGATTATTGAAGGCGTAAGTAAAGGTTTAGATGAATTAGGTCAAGGCTTAGAAGGTCAATACGACTTACTTTATTCTGATGTAATTACAAAGGCTGATGAAAAGCAATTTACACTTGGTCCTTTGTATATCCCTGATTCACTTGACGCACATGGAGAGTGGACAGATTCAGAGGAGTTGCAGAAGGCAGTCTGGGAATATGTAAAGTCTGAAGACCGCCGTATTCGACTACAACACAACAGAGATGTAATTGCAGGGGAGTGGGTTGAGATTATGACCTTCCCACACAAACTAACAGTTCCAATGACTAAAGCAGATGGGGCAGAAGCATCTGTTACCTATCCACCTAATACTGTGTTTATGGGAGTTCAATGGCAGGACTGGGCTTGGGATTTAGTTAAGAAAGGCAAACTACGCGGTTACTCCATAGGCGGTAAAGCAAAGCGTATCTCGGCAGATTTAGTTACTCCTGAAGAAGAAGTAGAAGCAAGCGACCCATCGGTGAACTCAGTTCATGTGGATACGATTATGAAGCCTTCAAAGCGCAAAGTAACCAAGCATGGTAGTCATGACCAATCCTCACACAACCCACACAAGGGAGGCAGAGGAGGCGGTGGTGGAAGTTCGCCTAGGGCTGGTATGGGTGATATCAAACTATCTGACCAAATGGTTAAAGATATGCAAGGTGGTTCAGCAGCAGAGCATTTAGTTCAGAACGAAGATGGCTCGTATTCATTTACTCCAGAGCGTCAAGCGGTACACGACAAGATTATTGCAGGCGAGATGGAGGGAGTTCCAACATCTTCTGACCCAACATTTACTGTTATGGGTGGAGGTCCTGCGGCTGGCAAATCAACTCTTATCGCTTCTGGCAAAGGTGGAGATATTCCAGAAGGTAAAGCAGCAGCACAGGTCAACCCAGATACTATGAAAGAGCGTCTCCCAGAGTGGGAGGAGATGAGTGGTACAGAAGCAGGGCGTGTATCACGAGCAGGTTTTACACATGAAGAATCCTCTTACTTAGCCAAGCGCCATACGGCTGCGGCTTTTGAGCGTCAAACAGATGTAGTTCTAGATGGCACTGGGGACTCATCTCCTGAATCCATGATAGGTAAAATCACAACCGCTAAAAATGCAGGATACAAAGTAAATGGTGTTTATGTAACTACTCCTACCGAGCAGGCGCTCTCAGGCGCGCTCGCGCGAGCAGCAGAGACAGGAAGAACAGTCATACCAGAGGTAATTCGTGGAACTCACGCAGGAGTAAGTAGAACCTTCCCTGCAATTACCAACCAGTTTGACTCGCTCAAGTTATTTGATACAACCGAGTTATTTGAAAAAGGGATAGTCAAGTTGATAGGTTCAGGTACAGGTGGCAAGTTTGAAGTATTAGACCAAGTGGGATATCAAACATTCTTAGACAAGGGGAAGTAAATGGAGACCAATGTTCTTGAAAGACTTTCAGTAGAAATACTCCTAGGCATAACCAAAGAGAAAAGTAAGTATGCTCCGCTAACTGCCGAACTAAGCGCATCTTGGGATAAGATGGTTGTGGAGATAAAAGAAATAAAGGCTATGGGCTATACTGTGGACATAGTTTCTGAAATACCAGAGGTTGAAATCCCGAAAGTGGTGGAGTAATGTCTGAAGTCAATGCACTAAAAACACTACGCGAGACAACTCTGGCTCATCTTGCCCAATCTGATTATGAAAAGATACTCAAAGCAGTTGAAGTAGGCGGCATAGAAAGCCTCACTGGCACAGCCTCAATGATTGTTAAGAGTGCAGTCCTAAAGCACGGCGCACACGACCAGTCCAGTCATAATCCTAAAAAGGGCGGTGGCGGAGCAGGTGGAGGGGGCGGTTCAAGCGCACCTACAAAAGAACCACAAGACGCAGGACAAAGAATGTGGGACGAAGCCAACACATTACGAACTGCTAATTCTCGCGACACAATCGGAACAAGTAAGCAAGGGGGTGTCACCGCAACTCGCGAGCAACTAACGGAAGCATTGGGTAATCCTGAAATAGGCGGGAAGGACAAGTCAACTATTGAGTGGGGTGTTGTAGATAGGAAAACAGGAGTAGTGGCTACCGTTTACGATTATAAACGTAGTCCAAAGTCAGGTTCTAGGTCGGAGTACGCAACAGAGCCGCCAGAAATGGGCGAGATGCTGGAGTATTCTGTCGGTGGCACCAAGGGAGCGGTAGATTTAGTATTTAACGCATTACTCCAAGCCAAACAAAATAAAACAAAATCCTGATGCCAGTATTTTTAGCCGACTACACTCTTGCAGGTAAGAGAGAAGACTTTGTAATCAAATCAACTTCATCTGCCTTGCAAACTAAAGTAGATGAACACAACGATAAATACGGTAACGACAAGGGCAAGAAAGTTACACTAGGTATGTTGCAAGCAGTTTATGACCGAGGCATTGGTGCGTATAAAACGAATCCTTCATCAGTTCGCCCAAATGTTACTGGTAAAGAACAATGGGCATTTGCTCGCGTAAATGGTTTCCTATCCGCAGTTCGTACTGGAAGTTACAAGCGCGGAAAGTATGATACCGATTTACTTCCAGAGAGCCACCCGCTTTCATCTAAAAAAGAAGACTAACTTGACTACCGAGTTAGCCAAACATGGCAGCCATGACCAGTCCAGACATTCTCCTCGCGGAGCAGGAGGGCTACTTCAAAACTTACCTATGCAACTCAATCCTGTGAGTGCGGCAGTAGATGAAGTATTCCGAGAGACTACAAATATGGCGGCGGCAAATGATTTAGCCAGAGCCAAGTCAAGTATTTGGGCAGGGTCAAGGGCAAGTGAGCCAAAGGTAGCCGCTGATGCGCTAGGGACTGCGCGGTTGGCAATAGGAAATGCTGCTCGTAAGTTGAGTAGTGAAAGAGCACCTTTGGCAATAAAGTTATCTGATGCTTCACAAAGATTAAAACTAATTGTCGAAGTATTACGAGGTCCAGAAGGTTGAGGAAGTAAATGAAATGCAAAGTAGGGGATTGTAAGTCAGAAGAACTTGTCTACTCTGGAATTGCCGCTTTTATACTAGGAATACCAACAGAGTCCATTTGTTATGATTGTGGAAATAAGTATGCACAGGTGTCTAAAATAGTAGAGGTTTGGAAAACAGGGGCACAACTTAACTCTGTAAACTAAATAGGTATGAGATAATTGTTTAGTATTCCCTTCGTGTACGGAGAACTAAATATTGAAACTCAAGCGTATTTTGACTGTATGCCTGTTGAGTTTCTGGTGGACAATTTCTCCCTCTGATTTAGCCTCTGCTGCTTGCGTAACTACCGCCCAATCTGTGGCTACTGCCTCTACCGCTGCAACAGTTTTAGCGCCATCTGAGTCGGCTACTGCAACTGCAACTCCAGTAATCGTCCAAGATACTTGCGGTGGAGATGATGTTTCTTATCAAGTGGCGTTACCTACGGCTATTTCTTTTCAAGGAACTTCATACACAGCCGTTTACGCAACTACAAACTCAACTATTGTTTTTGGACAGATGGATAACAACTACACCACTTTCCCAAACACCCCTTCAATCTCGGTCAATGCCTACGACTGGGTAGTGCTTGACCCCAATAACCCAACGCCGTCAAATAGTTATCCTGCTGGTTGGCAAGCGGCAGATGAGCATTTGATTATCACTTCAAGTCAAGCAGGATTCCAAGTTGATTTAGCAGTTCGTCCTTTTGGGCAAGATGCGGCAGCCAATCCACTTTCAACAATCGTGGTAACTGCGGCAATTAACCCTGATAATACTTTGACTATTACTTATCTTTCAAATGTTCAAGCAGGACTGCAAACTAGAACAGGTGTTCGTTTACCAAATGGAAGTGTTGTTTCTTTGCAAGAAGCAGGGCTAACTCAAGTTTATATTGCTCCTGTTGTTACAGCCGTAGCAATAGTTACTCCCACTCCGACTCCAACACCTTCTCCATCTCCTTTAGAAACAGCAACGCCCCAACCGACCCCAACACCGACACCAACACCCACACCAATACCTTCTTCATCTACGCCCAGTCCCTCCCCATCGGATACTGCTTCACCATCGCCAACTCCCGCGCCTCCTGTAGCGCCATCTCCAACTTCGACACCATCAGCAGAGCCGCAGCCTTCTCCGACTCCAACTGTCGAACCTTCGCCTCAAGTGAGTCCAAGCCCAACATCAACTCCTTCTGAACCTTCTCCAACTCCAACTGCAGAGCCTTCACCTGCGCCAAGTAATACTCCTGAGTCGCCTCAACCATCGCCTACTCCTTTGCCTTCCAGTTCTCCAACAGAGCCTGCAAGTCCAAGTCCAACTGCGACTCCTGAACCCTCTCCATTGCCTTCCACACCAGAGCCAACTCCATCATCTTCACCAACGCCCATACCCCAACCGCAGCCAGTAGCACCAACGCAACCAGAACCCACTCCATCTACTACTCCTTCCCCACAAGATACAGCCCCTGCGGTGCAACCAGAGCCTCAACCTCAACCCGCAGTTGAGCCATCTCCGATACCAGTCCCTGAACCGCCAACTCCAGTAGAAGAACCATCTCCGATTCCTGTACCAGTAGCACCACCTATTGAACCCGAACCATTAGAACCATTACCACCAGTAGAAGAACCACCATTACCTCAAGAGCCAGCACCAATCGAGCCACCTGCCGAGGAAGCCCCCCCTGCGGAGGTCCAACCACCCGAAACATCACCAGAACCAGAGCCACCAGCCCCAGAGCAAGAAAGTCCGTCCATAGAACCATTAGCGCCTCCTATTGTTGATGAAGTAGAGCCTACTCCTACTGAAGAAGAAAAGATAGATAATTTAGTAGAAGACGCACAGGCAGATGGGAAAATTACTGCTGCCGATACTGAAGTGATAGTTGATTCTTTGATGGCTGACGGAAAAGTAACTCAAGCCGAGGCAACTAATCTTATTGAAACTTTATCTGAGAGTGGTCCTCTAAATAAGGCTGAAGAAAACCTTATCATTGCAGCCCTATCTGCTGACGGGGAAGTTACTCAAAAGGAAGTAAATAACCTTTCTCAAACTCTGTCCTCTGAAGGTGGCTTTACTAGTGCTGAAAAAGAACTCGTCGCTGATGCCCTTATTGCATCTGCTGAAGGTGCACCAGTAACAAGTGAGGCAATAGCCGAGGCTGGAATTGAATCCGAAGACTTACCAGATGAGCAACCTATTGAATTAGAAAATGGAGTCGTGCTGGTCGCAGAGGTAGTCGCTGCTCTAGAATTGTTTAGTAATCCAGCCGAACTGGTAACAGACTTGTTTAGTGACCCCGAAAAGGTACTAACAGCCGTCTCCAACATTGGAGCGGATATGTCCAAAGAGGTCAGAGAAGATGCCGAAGATGCCGTAGTGGCAGCGGTAATCGTCTCTGGTATTGCTACACAAGCAAGTATGACCGCCGCAATAGGTTCGGCAGGATATAGGAGGAAGTTATGAAGTTTTTTACTGATGTACTAAACCAGTTATGGACTATTTTAGGTATGTTCATCGCTTGGATAGTTATGGAAGGCTCAGCCAAGACCGTAGTAGGCTATGCCATTATGATAACTTTGTTTGTCTGGGTGGTAACCTTGCCTATCCGACTAAAAGATGATGAATAGGGAATATGTCTAATCCGTATGAGTTTGTAGTCTACAAAGCCATTGCTTGTCCTAAAGCAACTGGTGATGTAAAGACTAATTTAGCAAATCGTGAAAAGGCAATAGATGATGCAGCATATGGTCCTTTAAACCCCAAAGAAGCCAACAAAGAGTTCTGGGATAAAAAGGCAGACCGATGGGATGTAACAACTGCCGAGGCTAAGAAATCAAAGTGCGGTAATTGTGCAGCCTTTATTCAGACTGACGAGATGCTCAACTGCATAAAAAAGGGATTAGAAGCAGGCGATAATGCTAAGAACGCTTGGGACACAATAGAGGCAGGGAACCTAGGTTATTGTGAAGCCTTTGACTTTAAATGTGCTGCTGCCCGAACTTGCGATGCTTGGATTTCAGGAGGTCCTGTTGTTAGTTAGTTCAAAGGTAAGTAAGCCGTGATAAATGGCTAAAGCCCGTGCCTGTCCCAAGTGTGGGACTTGGTATAAACCAAAGTTCGGGGGAGACCTTGAGCAATGTTATGGCTGCACTATCAAAGAGAAACTCGGAAAACCCAACACGCCCACTAAGCAATAAAAAGGCGGGCGGGGCGGTAAACTTTACGCATACCGATGTGTTATTCTTCATCGGAACGCTATCTAGTTTCAAAACTAGAAAGTACAGGAGGAGTGTAAATGGCTAAAGCCCGCAAAATGGTTGGACTCAATATTGAGGAAACTAGCGGAGTAGACCACCCTGCACATCTTCAAGAAGGATGGTTGGTTATCAAATCAGAGAATTCTGGTGTAGACGACCTTCTTTCAGACCTACAAGCAAACCAAGAACCAGATGCGAGTCTGTTAACGGAGGAAACTATGCCACAAGATGAAAAAGTAGAACTCGCGGCACATACACCTGCAGAAGATAAGAAAAAGAACATGCATGAAGAAGACAAGACCAAAGGTATGGGAATGTCTTATGGTGATATGGAAGACAAAATCAAGCAACTGACCGATGAATTGGAAAAGACAAAGGCAGAACTTGAAAAGACCAAAGGCAAAATGAAGAAGAAAGATGATGACGAGATGGAGAAAGAAGACTCCGTCGACTCACTTATCAAGTCTGCTCCAGAACCACTACGCAAGATGCTTGCTAGTTTGGAACAAGAGAAGACAGAAGCCTTGGCTAAAGCCGCACAAACTGAAGAAGTTCTCAAGTCAGAAAGAACTACACGCGCTAACGCAGAAGCAATTGCTAAAGCAAAGGCGTGGAATTTCCTATCACTTGATGCAGAAAAGATTGGTCCTGCTCTACGCCAACTTGCAGAAGTTGACGCTGACTTGGCTAAATCTGTAGAAGATGCACTTACATCTGTGAACGCACAAGCAGAGTCAGCCAACATCTTTGCAGAAATCGGAAAGTCGTCTAACCCAACATCGGGTAACGCTTACGAGCAGTTGACCTCAATGGCAAAGTCTGCTACTGAAGGCAAGAGTGGTCTTACATTTGAACAAGCATTTTCTGATGCAGTAACTTCAAATCCAGACCTCTACAACCAGTATCTGAACGAGAAGGGTGCTAAGTAAATGGCATATGAAATTAGTAATTATAGTGTAAAAATCACACTCGTTGCGGGTGCTGATTTATCTGCTTTGCAGTACACATTCGTCAAGTTAAACTCAAGTGGTGTAGCAGTAGCGGCAGCAGCAGCGACTGATTTGCCTATCGGCATTCTACAGAATGCTCCAACATCAGGACAAGAAGCAGAAATTCTTGTCGCAGGAGGAAGTAAGTTAGTTCTCGGTGGCACAGTTGCCGCTGCTGGAGTTATCGGAACTTCATCTGCTGGTGCAGGAGTTGCAATCGTTCACGGAACAGATACAACAAAGTTTGCTCTTGGTCAAGCCGTTACTGGTGGAGCCTCTGGCGAAATCGTAACAGTCGTTGTCGCTTGCGCCAACGCTGGCAGAGCAGCATAAGGAGCGAATAAACTATGCCACAGCCAAATATTAACTCAGTCCACGTAGATGCGATTCTGACAAACATTTCAGTAGCGTACCTACAAAATCAGGACAACTTCATTGCAGACAAAGTATTCCCAGTAATTCCTGTGGATAAGAAGTCTGATAAATTCTTTACCTACACCAAGAATGACTGGTTCCGTGACGAGGCTCAACGCCGCGCTGGTGGAACTGAATCTGCTGGTGGAGGTTATGGTCTTTCAACTGGTAATTACAGCGCAGATGTATTTGCGTTCCATAAAGACATTGATGACCAAACTCTTGCAAACGCAGATGCACCTTTGAACCCTCTACGCGAGGCAACAGAGTTTGTAACTCGTCGCTTACTACTTCGTAAAGAAGTACAATGGAACACAGACTTCTTCGCTGGCTCAATTTGGGCTAACGATTATGATGGTGTTGCAGGCGCTCCTACTACAAATGAAGTAAAGCAATGGTCAGACTATGCTGCTTCAGACCCAATTGATGATATCGAAGATGCCAAAGCAGGTATTCTTGGTACAACTGGTATGGAACCAAACACTTTAGTATTGGGATACGATGTATTCCGCGCACTAAAGAATCACCCAGATATCGTAGACCGTATCAAGTACACATCTGCACAAACTGTAACTGCTGATATGTTGGCAGCGATGTTTGATATCCCTCGCGTTATCGTTTCAAAGGGTGTAAAGGCAACAAACAACGAAGGTGCTTCACAGGCGTATTCATTTACATCTGGAAAGAAAGCCCTTCTTGCTTATGTTGCTCCAACTCCAGGATTAATGACTCCTTCTGCTGGCTACTCCTTCTCATGGACAGGTGTATCAGGCGGTATTGGTTCAACAATCGGAGTAACTTCATTCCGTATGGAATCTTTAAAGGCTGAACGAGTAGAAGCAGAAATGGCATTTGATAACAAAGTCATCGCTTCTGACCTCGGTTGGTTCTGGGATTCAGTCGTCGCTTAATCTAGTTGAGCAGGGAGAGGAACTAAAAAGCCTCTCCCTCTCTAAAAAGGAGAAATATGTTCAATAGAATTACACGCGGCAATGCAGTTGTAGGTGGACTTACTGTTACATCAAGTTTGAAACAACTTAGAACAGTAACAAACATCGCTGATGGTGCATCAATGGTGCATACAACAGCAGGTATTCTCGGTGGTATTACTACTGCGACTTTGACAACAGCAAGAAGTATTACTACACCAACTGCTGCGGCAATTATTGCAGAACTTGGTTCAGTTGTAGGAACAAGTGTTAAGTTTAGTTACATCAACTTAGCAGCCTTTGTTGCTACTTTGCTTGGTGGAACTGGTGTAACAATCGTGGGACTTGCAACAACCGCCGCGACTGCTGGACAAGCATCTCGTTGGCAAGTAGTTGTAACTGCTCCAACAACAGTATCTATATACCGCATCGCCTAAAGATTCACGCAATTATTTAGAAAGGGTGGTACTTCAGTAATGGAGTACCACTCTTTTCCAAAGGAGTTCAAATGGCAATAAACCACGCATTAGTTAGCGTTGGAACTACCGCAACACTTCTAACTGTCGCTGCCTCTGGTGGCGGTAAAGATGGTTCAACAATTTTAGTTCAAAACCCAACAGGTGGTCAGGCTGTCTACTTAGGTGGGGCTGGAGTTACTTCTGCTTCTTATGGATATAAACTCGCCGTTGATTCTAATATCTCTATCGAATTAAACCAAGATGAAGCACTTTATGGAGTAGTCGCGGCAACAACACAGTCAGTAGCAGTTCTCCGACAAGGCGTTTAGTTAGGGGCTTAGGTAATGGCTCTTACAGTTGATTTAGAAGTAGTTACCCTCACGGGAACTTATGTAGATATTGTCGGTGACCCCGTAGTTGGCTCTGTTACTTTTACGCCACAAACGATTATTAAAGATACTGACCAAAATCAGATTATTGTGAACAATGTAATTACAGAAGTATTAGATGTAAATGGTTCATTTAGTGTCGTGCTTCCAGTAACCGATGATTCAGATGTAGTGCCTCAACCCTTTGCTTATGAAGTAGAAGAAGTATTTTCAGGTGGCAGGTCATTTGTAATTACACTTCCTGGAGGTGGAGCGGCAGTTGATATTGCCGACTTATCTCCTGCGGTGAGTTCTGCTGTTGCAGCAGGTTATGTTACAAGTGCTCAATACAATGCAATCAACGCTCGTTTAACCGCAGCCAATACTGCCTATACCCAAGTAACTGCTATTCAAGATAATATTGAGGCTGCTGCTACCTCCGCTACGGCTGCGGCAGCGACGGCTACTTCTTCTCTGCGAACTGGCATAAGTCAGTTGCTTTTGATGGGAGTATAAAGTGGCAGAACCCTATGTTCCCATTGCTCGACATACTACTGCAAACACGCTTTTGACTGTCCTAGAATCTTCGCTTACATCTACTGGCGGTGCTTTGATATTGGCAGATACTACCGCTGCTGCTGCTTCTGCCGCTACGGCTGCGAATAGTGAAAAACAGTTTAGTTTTAGTTTGATGTTGGGCGGTGCATAATGGCTATCGCCGCAACTGTGACTCTAGTACCCCTCGCTGGTACTTTCAAGAACTACCTCGGAGATGCCATAGCAGGGCAAGTCCAGTTCACTCTTTCAGATATGTTACGCAACTCCATATCTGACCAAATGGTTGTGCCTTCAACAGTAGCGGTTACGCTGGACGCTAATGGGGCGTTTACTACTACTCTGCCTTCAACCAATGATGCAGATGTTATTCCTGAGTTTGAATACACAGTAGAAGAAGCCTTCCCTGATGGACGAACTTACACCATTGTTTTACCTGCTGCTACTGTTGGAACGCTCAACCTTGCAGATATCTCGCCAGTTCCAACCATTGATACCACTTATGTAGGCTTAGTTACTGAAGTTCCCTTTGCTACCTTTGAATCAGCCCTTGCAACCTTAGATGGTTTGATAACACAGGCGACAAATGAAGTTCCCCTTTCAGGCGAGTACTGGTATATCCCTGCTGCTTATGCCACTTATACTGAAGTT